TATGTAGTGCCACCAGCAAATAATGCGAATTATGCATTTGTACTAACAGGGCTGGAAAAACATGACAGGTGTGTTTTCCTTCTGCCGGCTTCTATAATGAGCAGCAATCAAAAGGAGGAAAAGGCAATAAGAGAATGGTTAGTAGAGGAAAATCTGGTAGAAGCGGTGATTGTCTGCCCGGACAACATGTTTGAGTCCACTGGGGTGGGAACCTGTATTGTTGTTCTGGACAAAAACAAAGGACATGCAACCACGGAAATGATAGACATTAGGAATAGATATGTAGAGGAAATCAGAGATCAAAAAGGGCAATATGGTGGAAACTCTCATACTAACAGGATCTATCAGAAAAAAATAAAGATTATTCCGGAAAAAATAATGGAAGATGTGATGGATGCAATCGGGAAAAGAAAAAGTATTCCAGATTTTTGCAAACCAGTAAGCATTGAAAAAATAAAAGAGGATAAATATTCTCTTTTGGCGAGTCACTATCTTGATATACAGGAAGAGGAAGTAAAGCATAGAAGTTATGAAGATATTGTAGAAGACCTGAACAGGGTGGTGAGAGAAAAAAACGCATGTAAACTAACAATCAACGAAAGTCTAGCGAAAGGAGTGGGATTCGATATCGAAATGTATAAAAATGATCAGCAAGATACTGGACTGAATGAACTGCTTGTAAAACTAGGAGCACCACAGATTGAAAAAGATAATTATTTTTCAACATCAAAGAATAAAAACGAAATCCGATTTGAGAATAACAGCAAAGATATTCTGTCAAGCATCTTGGTGATGATTATGCAGACATGGAAACAGCACATATATTACTTGAACCAGCAAGAAAACAGATATTTGGCTGAATTGAGGGATGCACTGATTCCAGATCTGATGAGTGGGAAAATTGATGTAACTTAGAATTTAGCAAAGGAGTTAAGCGAGAAATGTGGTCACACGATGAACAGAAAGAAATAAATGACAGCTACGTTGTTATGGCAAGAATAACGTGTAAATATTGTGGAGCAGTAGTACACAAATATGTGGAAAGCCAT